AGGGTACACTTTCACGTATGTTGATGAGAGATTTCTTCAAAGCAGAAAACTCAGCATTCTTTACAACAGTATCAGGTGCTGCAACAGGTTCAACTACTGTAAGTGCAACAACTTCTGATATCGAAGCTATCATCGACTTGATCGGTAACCAATTAGCTGCTAACTTTAACCCATCATACGCATTGGTTAATCCTAAGCAATTAGCTAAATTAATGAAAGAAACATTCACTAATGGTTACTATGCGGGTGCAGGTGCAGTTGTTTTAACTCCTAACGGAATGAACATCTTTGGTGTGCCGGTAGTTCCAGCTTCTTGGGTAACTGACAACTACGTTTTAATCGTAGATGCTGATTACTTAGAAAGAGTTGAGGCAGAAGCTATGAGTGTTGTATTCTCTTACGAGAATGGTACAAACTTTACTTCAAACTTGGTTACAGCTAGAATTGAATGTTTGGAAGAAATTAATACGTTAAGAGTTGATTCTCTGATATATAAGTCACTTGCATCAATTTCTTAATGATAAAATATTAGTTTCATAACTATAATTAAAAGCAAAATTGGGGGTAGAAATATCCCCTTTTTTTATGCTAAAAATTTTAGCAAAATTGCTTATATTTGTAATATGAAATTTATAGCAACATTGGACTTTATCCACCCTACATTAGGGAGTAAACATTTCAGAGATAAAGAATATGAACTTGATGAAAACCACAAAGGTAATAAACTACTTGAAAGGGTAGGATATATCAAACGAGTAAAGCCTTTAGAAGTAAAAGAAGTTAAACAAGAAATAAAAACTAAAGAGTTCAAAGGTAAGAAGAAAACTAAATGACAAAGGGCGAAGCGTATAATGAAAGTGTTTTATTCTTAGGGCTATCTACTAAAAACGGATGGAAAGCAGGGACTTTATATGCTCAAAAGCCTACTGATGGAACAGGGGATTTTCAGTGGAGCAGAAGCGATGTGGCAGATAGAATAAACCAAGAGGGAGCAACCGAAAGTATGGCTATTGATGTGCCTAGAGTGGACTATACTAATATTTGTCCTGAGCTACTTATTGAAGATGGTGGTAGTTGGATAGATAGTTCATATAATAATACTATCGACTTCACAAGTTTAAAAGGGACTATTTTTGTACGTTGTCGTGTACAAGATTCGGTAAGCCCAAAGGTAGATTCAATAATTTCAATTATAGGTACTGATTTAGATAATTACATATATATATATTCTGATGAAGATAGAAATTTAGGTGTTCAAAATTATACAAGTCCCGACCAAAACGATTATTTATATTCTTTGCCAAATAATGGAATTTACAACATTGCGGTTGGTTATGATTTTAGCGGGCTTAATAACAAGTTAAACATAGCTATAAACGGAGTGTTGAAAAGAGCAAATGCAACACAAGCGAATAACGCTCCTATTATATTAGATACAATGTATTTAGGTAGTATTATGAATACAAATATACAAATTGATAATAGAATAATAGGTGTGATGTGGTTTGATACTCAATTAAGTGATTCAGATATAGTTAATATTACTGCATAATGGAAATACAAATAATAACAGATATAGCCGCAGAGCCTGTAACAGTAGCAGAAGCTAGGGATTTTTTGCGTATTACTTCTCATTCAGAAGATACTTTAATTGAGGAATTAATTACTGATGCTAGGATGCGTTTAGAAAAGTTTACCAACCTTTCATTTGGTGCTAAAACTCTAAAATGTCGTTGGAATGCTTTAGATGGATGGCAGGAGATACCATACCAACCTAATGCAGTAATTACAGAATGTAAAAACGATGCAGGTAATACATTAACTTATGAAACACGAGGGCTTGAATATAAGCAGTTGTATTGCATTAATAACACAGGGGTTACAATAACCTATACAGCAGGGTTTACAACGCTTCCTAAGCCTTTAAAACAAGCAATTTTGAAAGAGGTTGCTACAAACTACCAAAATAGAGAAAACTATTATATAGATGGTACATTTAATCAGTTATCAAACGATGCTAAGAGAATTGCTCAAAGTTACTCAAGAAATACAATTTTAGGAATATGATAGGGAACTTTAGAGATAAGATTGATATAATAAACTTTACTACCGTATCGGATGGTCAAGGAGGTACAGAAGCTACCGAAAGGGTAGATACTTCTGTATGGGCTGAAATTCAACCTATATCAGGAAGTAGAGGTATTGACGCATCTCAAATTATGTTGAACGAGGTTTATCATATCTTTATTAGATACGAAGATTATCCACCTTTGAATAAGAAAAATAGATTTAGATTCGAGGGGCGTGAATTTATTATTCACTCGGTAAACTTAATACAAAACAGAAGAAAATATTTTAAAGTAGTGGCTATGGAAGATGCTGCGAGAGATACGATAATATATGATGAAAACTTCCAACCATTATTAGACGAAAACGGAGAATTTATAACTACTTAATTTTTAAACGATGCCACAATTCAACGACCCTACAACAGAGTTAAGCTACTTAGAGAAAGACGATGTACTTTTATCAGGAAGCCCTAGCGAATATGCAAATATAAAGGCTCAAAACTTATTTAATAGAGATATTACTCGAAGTGCATTGATGACTTTAATACAAACTAATAAATTGTTAAAAGGTCAACATTATGTAATTAGTAATGCAGTAAGCAATACTATGAGTTTAATGGTTATTGCAGTAGATGTAGATGCTTTAAATGAGATTGCAGTAGATACTACAAATGGCAATAATGTTTCTTATGATATTGATACTGATGTAGCAACTGCTATACAACAAACACAAATAAACGGAACTGGTTTTGTTAAGGCTTCAGGAACTACGATAAGCTACGATAATTCAACTTATTTAACTTCTATTTCAGGAATTTCAGCAGGTGGAGAACTTTCAGGAAATTACCCTAACCCAAACCTTGTCAATAGTGCAGTAACAGGAAAAGTCCTAACAGGCTTAAGTGTAACAGGTTCGGCAATTGTTTCTACGGATTCAATGCTTACTGCCTTTGGAAAGTTGCAAAATCAAGTAAACGCTTTAGTAGGTGGAGTAAACTATAGAGGTACTTGGAACGCTTCTACAAACACTCCTTCTTTAGCGAGTGGAGTAGGAACACAAGGGTACTATTATGTGGTATCGGTTGCAGGTTCTACTAACCTTGACGGAATTACCGATTGGCAGTTGGGAGATTGGGCTATATTTAACGGGACTGCTTGGCAAAAAGTAGATAATACCGATGCAGTAGTTTCAGTAAATGGATATACTGGTATAGTAACCTTATCAGCTTCAGATGTTAGTGCAGTACCTACTTCTTCTATTAGTGGCACATCTGGCAAATTCGCCTTATTCGGAGCTTCAAATACATTGGGGGATAGTATTGTGAGTCAGACGGCTGACGGAATAACTATCAGTATGAGTACTAATTATTATGGAAATTTTGCTTTAAAATCAAATAGTTCTACATCTTATTTTGGTATCAATGTTTTTGCAAATGGGAATAATAAATTTGTCGCTTTAAATCATACTGGAACATACGGAATTGTAGAAACAGAAAGCGTTGGAGTTGGTTCAAGTGGTATTTTAATTAGAACTGGTGGAGCAAACAGAATTGAATTTGCTTCCAATGGTCAAATCATCACTGCATCAGCCACCAACACTGGAGAGCATTTTATTATTGGTGGTAATGCGAGAGTGAATGGGAATATCAAAGTAACTGGTAGTGTTGTTAATTTTTCTTCATTACCAACCTCTGCTAGCGGTTTAAGTGCGGGAGATTTGTGGAACGATAGTGGAACAATTAAGATAGTTTAGTATATTTGTAAAAAAAACAATTATGAACTCTAACAAAAAAACCTACAAACAACTATTTAACTTCAATGTAAACGCTAACAACTATTTGAAGCTAAACAAAGAAGAAACTAAACTAAAGTATGCTATTGAAAGAGTAGCAAAAGCGAATGAAAGTGTACTACAAGGGTACTATCAAAAGTTAGCAGACTTGAATTTAGAACACGCTTACACAGATGAAAAGGGTCGAGTACCTTTCACAACAAATGAGCAAGGAACAAGAGTGTATGAGTATACTAAAGACGGAGTAAAAAAATTAGATAAGGCTATTGAGGACTTATTTAATTCAGAAGTAGAAGTATCGGTTTATTACGCTACGGAACTTCCAGAAGATTATAACGAAATGTGGAACGAAGTATTTAAAGGTTTTGTAGTAAATGATTAAAAGGTTAGCTAAAATATGTGAACAAAGTTATTCTGGAGTGTTTGACCTAAAAGTCTTACACTCTTTGAACGTTAAAGGCGTACAAAGCTATATTTTAGACTTTGAAGATTATTGCATTCTAGTTTTTAGAGGTACTGATGAGCCTAAAGATTGGGTACAAGATTTCAAGATTGATTTCGTGAATACTGTGTATGGGAAAATGCACAAGGGATTTAAACAAAGTTGGGATTTAGTGAGCAGAGAGATAAGAGAAAATTTACCCGATAAGCCTTTATTTATTACAGGACACTCTTACGGAGGTGCATTGGCTTTTATTGCAGGGTTATTTATTCCACACGTTGAAGTGGTTACTTTTGGTTGTCCTAAAGTTATGCACAAAGACTACGCTAATTATCTTAAAATAAACCACACAAGAGTAAGAAATTGTAACGATATAGTAACACAAGTGCCTTTGAAGCCTTATGTACATATTGGCGATTTACTTTATTTAGATTACTTCGGAAAAAAATATGAAAAAGTTAGTTTTTTTGATAAGTTAAGAGGGCATTTTAAAGCGTTGATAAAAGGGGAGAAATTCAATCCTTTTTACGACCACGAAATGAGCGAATATTTGAGAAAGTTATGAGTGAGAAAGAGCAATTAATAGAACTTAATAAGCAGATGACTAACTGTATAAATGCAGTGGAGCGTATAGAAATTGCTTTGCTTGGGGATAAGTTCAACGATGAAGGTGTTATAAAAAGACTTAACACAATGGAAAACAAACTAAAGCAACTAGACAAATATATGTGGATGCTTGTAGGGATGTTTTCATTAGGAACTATTCCAATAGGTGCTAAAATTTTACCATATTTAAAAGAGTATTTAAAATGAGTTTACAAAAAAGATATTCAGAGCCTACACCTAAGTATTGGCGACAAGTAGGCGACTTTGCCTTAGTGTTATTAGTAGCAATTCAACCGATGGTTGATAGTATGCCAATTTCAACAAATGGAAAGTATTGGGTAGATTTCGCTTTGACGATTTCACTAGTAGGGATTAAATTTTGGACAAATACTAAATCAATTCATAGCAAATGAAAATAAGCAACAAGGGAATTGAGTTTATAACAACTTTTGAGGGGATAAGAACAAATCCTTATTTAGATAGTATTCAGAAACCAACAATAGGGATAGGGACAACAATATATCCTAATGGCGTAAAGGTTACAATGAAAGACAAGCCTATTACATTCGACCAAGCAAAGGAGTATCTTAAACACGATTTAGAAAAGTTTGAAAAAGGGGTAAATAGTTTAGTAAAAGTTAAACTAAATCAAAATCAATTCGATGCTTTGGTTTCTTTTGCTTATAATTGTGGTTTAGGCAATTTAAAGGCTTCTACACTTTTAAAACTTGTAAACGCTATGCCTACAAGCGATGCAATATTTAATCAATTCCTACGATGGAATAAAGCAGGTGGTAAGGAAGTTGCAGGGCTTACACGCAGACGCAAAGCCGAAGCAGAACTCTATTTCTCTAAGTAATTCATAAATTTCTATCATTCTGCAATTTAGATTAATTCTAAATATCAAAAAATACTTGTTTTAGTAATCTTTCGTTTGTAAATTGCGCAAAAAAAACAAACATTATGGAAAATGCAAAAATAGAATTACAAAATATTTTAGCACATAAAGCTGAAATAAAATGTGCCTTTATTTATTTAGGCAGAAAAGAAGATTTCGACCCTGAATTTGATGATGAAGACCAATATCAAGAATTTTTACTAAAATGCAATTACTCTAATGAAGATTTAGAATCTTTTTACGATTCACTAGATTTTGAATACCATGATGGATATGGCAGCCAAAATTTATTTGGTATAGTATGGCTAAAAGATGGTTCTTGGTTGGCTCGTGCTGAATATTATGGTAGCGAATGGTGGGAACATATATACTTACCTGAAATACCTCAAAATTTATTATAAAATAAATGCAGTTCGATCTACTCGATATAGTAGTATGGAATAACATAATAACGTATTACGCTATTATAAGGGGTAAGGTATCAGATGACGAAATAACACTTGCAAACGATATAGAAATTTCACTTTATTCACGAAACTTATGACAAGAAAAGAAATTATTGAAAAGCATATAGATGTATTCAATAAAGACAAAAACCAAACACTTTATGCTAAGTATTTAAAATCAAAATATCCTAATGAATTTAAAAGTTTAGAGGGTGCTAGAAAATCAGTTAAAGACTTTCTAAAAGATAATGATGAAGTAGGAACTACTACAATGCCAATTACAAATGATGAATTAGCAATTATCAAAGAATATAGAGATAAACACGAAGCACTTTTAAAAGAATGTGAAGAAAAAGGAATACCAAAAGAGGAAGTGAAACATTACTGGTTTAAAAGTGAGCATTTTTCATTATTTGTAGGCAATAAAACTAAACCTTTTGATTTGTTTGAAAAGGAATTATACTCTTATATTGATAAGAAAAAAGTACAATATCCTACTATTAAATACCCTAAATTAACAGATGCTAACTTACTTGTAATAAACCCTGCTGATATACATATTGGTAAATTAGCGAGTGAATTAGAAAGTAACGACCCACACAATAACGAATTAATTATAAAACGTGTTAAAGATGGCATTTTAGGGATATTACAAAAGTCTAAGGGATTTGATATAGACAAAATTTTATTTGTAATTGGTAACGATATTTTGCACGTAGATAATGCTAAAAGAACGACAACTAGTGGAACTCCACAAGATACTGACGGAATGTGGTTTGAGAACTTTTTACTTGCTCAAAGGCTTTATATTGAGGTTATAGAAATGCTTGTACAAGTAGCACCTTTGCATATTCAGTTTGATTCATCTAACCACGATTATACAAACGGATTCTTTTTAGCACAAACCATAAACGCTTGGTTTAGAAACTCTAAAAACATTACGTTTAACGTTAGTATTTCACATAGAAAATACTTCACTTATGGTAAGAATCTAATTGGAACTACTCACGGAGATGGAGCAAAGGAAGCAGATTTGCCAATATTAATGGCACAAGAAGCATCAGAAGTATGGCATAATGCGAAGCATAGGTATTTTTATATTTCTCATATACATCATAAAAAGTCT